TATAAGATCTGCCAATTATAAAAACGTCGAGCAAGGGATACTCAGCACCAATATCGATAAATTACTAATAAAACCTAGCAAAGTTATTGGTTACGGGCTTGATCCCGATCATAATTACGTGCGTTACCAATCAAGTCGAAACAACGCTACCACCATAAACACGCTAATCGCCAGATACGCCAGAACCACCAAGAGGAGTTCACATCAAAAGATTAAAGCATCAGGTGATGCGTTATATAGATCACTTGTGCGAACCATATTTAATGACGACCGCGTACAAAATTTTGGTGATCGGTTAAAACACACTAATGACGAGTTCAATTATCATCTAAAAGAATATTATAAAGCCTTGCAAGTCAAGATCAACGGTAAACCTGATTCATATATTGACAAAGAAATCCCTGCAGTTTGGGATAACACGCAAGAGATGATAACCTTCATACAAAAGAACCAAAAGAAATTCTCTAGTACGAATGTCAATGATAGTGATAAAGCCGGTCAAGGTGTTGCATCTATGTCCAAGGCCGTGAATTGTCTTTTCAGCGTTTATGCCAGGGCACTCCTTACAAGAATCAACCAAATAACAAGAGCCATCAACCCGCAGCTGATTTTCGCCACGCATGGGTCCGATGAGGAAATCAACAATCGCTACGTTGAATCAATCGCGCAAGGCACTGCAAGCAAATGGTTCTGTAATGATGTCAGTGAGTGGGATGCAAGCTATAACCAAGCTATGGGCAATGCGATGATTAAAATATTGACCGAATTAGGTGTGCCGAATGATTTGTTAATCTGGTGGGTCAAATTCCGTAAAAATTGGCGCATGAGTCATATGAGTAAAGACGGTAACACTACGCTCACCGGGGAGTCAAAGCAATTTTCTGGCAATCCTTTTACGATATGCGAGAACACCCTGATGAATTGTGCGTTAACTAATCTAGTTTACAAATTTAAAGGCACAAAGACTCAATTGTATAAAGGGGATGACTCAGCCGTTAATTGTGATGAATTTGCCAAGAGTGACGAGTACAATTTTATAGTGGAGTCTGGACATAGAATGAAGGTTCAATTCGATGTAATTGGGGAATTTGCAGGATTTGTGTTAACCGAAGAGGGGATGTTCCCTGATACGCTACGATACGCTGCAAAAGTTATGGGTAACATTTTCAAGAATGAGGAGGACTTTGACGAGTATAAAATTTCAACCATCGCCCGACTTGCGTGCGTCAAAAATCAATACCAAGTGAATATGGGTTGCCAATATTTGGCAGCACATTATCATAGTTTGGGTCTCACAGCACATGATTTCGCT